GAATAGAACCAGCCGCGCCAGAACCAATCCAAGTCGACCCCTGAAGCATCTTCTAAGGTTCTGAATAAATCTTCTGGTGTCGGGCGTTTAAATTTCCAACGCTGCGCGTATTCGCGAAATGCGAAATCAAACAGGTCGCGACCGACAATNGTTTCACGCAGTATATTTAGAGCGGTAGCTGGCTTCCCATAGGCGTTATTACCGAACTGCAGGATAGACTCTGAGTTGGTCATAATGGGCATCTGGTTACTACTGGCCATGTAACGGGTAATGTTACGCGGCTCACCACGCCATGAAGGGTAATCTTTTTCCCATTTTTGTTCAGCCAGGAATTGCAAATACGTGTTTATTCCTTCGTCCATCCANGTCCATTGACGCTCATCCGTATTGACGATCATNGGGAAGTAAATATGACCAATCTCGTGAATAATGACCGAAATNANGCCGTATTTCGTGCGTTTGGAGTAGTACTTCTCACCCGAGTCTTCGTCAACGTATGGACGAGGGCCATTGAAGGTTATCATTGGGTACTCCATACCACCGACAGGCCCATTGACTGAAATTGCTACCGGGTAGGGGTAGTCAAAGCTATAGTCATTGTAATGCTCAATGGTGTGGATAATAGAAGCCGTTGAGTAACGCTCCCATAAAGGGTTGCCTTCTTCGGGGTAGAAGGACATAGCCAGTACATCAGTGTCGTTTTTCTTGTAGCCCTGAGCGTCCCAGATAAATTTGCGTGAGGAAGCCCAGGCAAAATCACGAACTTTCTCAGCTTCAAAAATCCAGGTTTTGGTTTNGCTGNTCCCTTCTTTTTGGTTCTCCAGAGCTTCTTCTTCGGTAACAATTTTTATTGGTTCGTCGGCGTTACGTGCAGCTTCCAGACGCTGGCGTTGGATGGACGTCAGAACATCTTCCGGGTTCTGTAAAACACCGGTAGAGGCAACAATGTGATCCGCCGGAACCGTAATTTCTACACGGTAGTCACCGAACTCCAAAGCGAACTCCCCATTGCCGACAAACTGTTTGTTCTGCCAACCTTCAGCGTCATAATANGCTGCCATACGAGGGAACCACTGTGCCATTTCGTACAAGTAGTTGCCGTCTTCTTCAAAGTATTCGTAGCCGCCGCGACCGCCCAGCACCTCAGCTTCAATGATGTTGAATTGCCAGTTGATATTAAATGTGACGCTATCACCACTTTTTAGCGGCTCACTGAGATCAAGCCGTAACATGGTGTCGTTAACATAATGCGCAAGCGGTTCACCATTTTCTTTACTGATTTCAGTAAGCTCATAGCCAGCAGGAAAGCTTTCCTGAGTTAACATACTTTCCATACGGGAAAAACTAACACGCTCTAAACTTCCTGTGGCCCGGCTTTGTGGCCCGATAGAGTCCTTTTTGAATCGGTTTTGATCAAGCTGAACCCACAAGTAACGCAGGGTGTCTGGTGAGTTATTGGTGTAAGTAATGGTGCTTTTAGCGGTAATACGTTGATTCTCGTCATCTAACGCGACCTGGATCTTATAATCGGCTTCTTGTTGCCAGTATGCGTGGCCGGGCGCTCCGGACGCTGTCCGGTAGATATTTGGACTGCGAAATTTGTCGTCGTTCAGTTGACGGAACTTATCCTCGAATGCCTGGGCTGTTGCCGCTTGGTTTACGGTAAAGCAAACCGCTGCAGCCGCTATAAGATGACTGAGTTTCATTGTGCTACCTATTGTTATTTATTATTTATGGGTACAACTATTCAATGGCACTTAGCGCACAAGCCATGTGCCTCTATAGTTTGGTTTTGAACTTTAAAGCCTTGATCTTCCGCCTGGTGCTTTAACTCGTCATAAACACCCTCAGACTGAATTTCCTGAACGTCTCCGCAGGATTCACAAATGAGCATTTGCACAGGATGCTGATGATCAAAATGTGAGCAAAGAACAAAGCTGTTTGATGATGTGATTTTATGAACGAAGCCTTGCTCTTGTAGAAAGTCTAAAGCGCGATAAATAGTAGGAGGTTTTGCGTTTGGCATGACCTCACGCAGTTGATCGAGTAAATCGTAGGCTCCGACAGCTCCTGAGTGCTCAGCGAGTATTGCAAAAACTTCGCGCCGGGCATTTGTGAGTCGGGCACCGCGTTGNTGGCAGAGNTTCTCTGCTTTATGTATCAATCGTTGTGCTTCTTGAGCTGTCATTGTCTACTACTATTTAAGATCGTTCTGGTCATTGTAGAGAGTTTTACAGGCAAGGAAAAGGGTTTTACGGAAGAGGCTGCTTAGTCGCNTATTCTGAGTTAAAATGTCAGGCAATTACTCGAAATTTATTGACTAACTTTTTAACCGGGTGGATGTTTTGGCTGTACCATATTCTTACAAGCTCTCAGTAGCGCCTATGCTGGATTGGTAAAACTTTGTTGATTCTAAAGGGCTGCAATAAATCGTGGGTGACTATTGGGTGACCCTTTAAATTTCGTGGGTGACTACAAAAGCTCGCTTGGGCGGACACCTTTAACCAACTCAAGAGCTTGGTGCTCGTTAAAACCTTCCTTTATTAGCGCGTCGTAGCGAGCCTTTATAACTTTTGCTGCTTGAACCTGAACATCAAGGTAGCTTTGCATGTTGCTCCTGATAGAGTCAGCAAAGCCAAAAAGAGCCATTTCAGTTTCCGTCATCGACTTTTTGTATTGCGCTTTATTGTTCATTATTGGTCGCCTCCGGTGTTTATGTAAAAAGCCTCAGCCGAGTCGATTGCGCCAGGCGAACTATGGTTGAAGTTTATAGCCCAGCGAATTGATAGGGTTATTCTATTTAACTTAAACATTGCCGCCTCCATAGCCTTGAGTCTGGTTATCGTTGCGCGGGCCGTCCAGCATTTGCATGTCGTTCCCGACAACCTCAGTGATGTATCTTTCAACCCGGTCTTCACCCGTCCATTTACGTGTTTGCAATCTACCTTCAATGTAGATTTTTGATCCCTTGCGTAAGTATTCGCCGGCTATCTCTGCCAGGCGTCGATACATGACAACGCGATGCCATTCAGTCTGCTCGCGCGGCTCTCCGGTTTGCTTATCCTTCCACGTTTCCGTGGTGGCCACCGAAAGCGTTGCAATGGCAGTGCTGTTTTGCGTGTATCGGACTTCAGGAGCTGCGCCGACGTTGCCAATTAATATGACTTTATTAATACCACGATTCATAACGTACCTTTACCTATCAAGCCAAAATCGCGGTAGTTATCTTTTACCGCCTCTCGAAGATGACAGCCCTTTATGGCACACCATAACCAGAACCACTTCGCCTCTGAATCATGGCGCCACAACCAAACTAGAGCCTGCAAACGGGTCATTTTGTTAAGCGTATTCACGGCAAATGAACCCCTGAACGGTCATGAATAATTTCGCCTTTATCTATCATAAGGTTCATCTCAGCCACAACGCTTGTGCGTTCATATCCGGAGCGCTCCATGTGTCGGACTATGCCCTCATAGCCGCGCAACCCCCAAGTATTCAACCCTTCAATAATTAAATCTCTCAACGTATTCATTTTTAAATTACCCCATATGTTTTGTTATTTAGTTTTTCCCAATCATCCCTGCAGCTAGAGTCACACCAACGCCGGCTGTCACTCAAATCCTCACCACAGTTCAGGCAGTAGCCCGTTGCGTCAGCAACTGAGGTGTTAGCTCTTGCTGCTTTTATTTGCCGCTCCTGCAGCTGCTCTGTTATTTCATTTGCTCTATCGATGTTGTCAGCCACTGACTTCCTCCTTATTTATATTGCGTTTACTTCTGTGTAATCGTTTAACGCCTGGCGGCGTTTGTTATCGATGTGTTCGGCTAAGTCGCGCAAGTCCACCATCCACTTTGCACGCTCTGAGTCTCGAAGCTTGAATGTTGGTACCGGCAGCGATTGCGCGGCGGCCAACATGGCTGCTTGTTTTTCCTTTATGCCAAAGAACTCTTCGCACACTTCGCCGAGAGGCACTGGCGAACGTTCGTACTTGGCCAATAGCAAAAGCACTGTATTCACTGTTAACGCTCCCTTTCGAATACCCAGCACTTAACGCTGGCCGGCTTTCTTGGTCCGGCTATGTTGCTGCCTTTATTAAAATGTTCGTTCACGGCGCTGCGCACGGTCTTAACCTCAAGGAACTTGCGCGACTTACAGGCTTTTAGGTGCTTTTTAAGATCAGGAAGTGGAGGAAGTTTTTGGCGGAACTCGCCGGCTTCCTCTTCCATGTGATTCAAATTAACAGCTATTAAACCGTCGTCTTTCGAGTGGTTAACAACAGGCCACTCAAACTTCTCTTCCAGGTAGTCGAACACGTCCCAAAATTGTTGAACCATTGGGTGGTCTGCGCTTATGGCTTGCTGACGCTGCAGCGCGAGTTCAACCAACTTCTCTTTTGCGCCTTCAATTTGACTGCCTTTAAAGCCAGTGACTAACGCCAGGCAATCAAGCATTGCCATTATTTGCGCGTGGTTCTTTATTATCCGGTGGGTTTTCAGGTCGTCGTTTTCAGCAAGCATGGCTTCGTAATGTGGTAACTTCTCTTTGTAAAGCTCGAGCACTCGTTTCTCGGCTAATGCGCACTTAAGAATAAAACCGGAAACCTGTTCAATCGGCATGGTTTCGAGCGCTCTTGCTGCTTGTCTTGTTTCGGAGTTGTGGCCTTTGCGGTCTGTTTTAATGTGAATGATACGCTCGAGCACAGCTTGTGAAGCCTGGACCTCTGCGTTTTGCGATATAACTATTGTGCCCCTGAATGGTGGCTCATAGGTTTCGTTGCCAGCATTCTTTACACCTCGGCTTCGCGGTGAGCGGCCGTTGTAAGCAGTCTTCAATTCGTCCCAATCGAAGCTTCTTTGCTTCATGTCTTTGGCGTCGCCGCGGTCACCCTCAATGAGAACAACCGGCAAGTTGGCTACTTGGGACAACCGACGAGCGCGAGCCGCTGCAGTCGACTTGACCGGGTCAAAACCTTCTTCATCCGGGCGGCCACAAAGGCGCCACATAAATTCTATTAGCGTTGACTTACCAGAGCCCGGTTCACCAATAAGCTCAAGGAAAGGGTAGGTTTTATCAAACGCCCGAACCTGCTCTGCGTATAGCGAGCCGAACCAGAAAGCCAGTGAAATTAAGCCATTCTCTTTAAAGGCGGTGTAAAGGTTTTGCTCCCACTCAGGGTTGAGCTCTTTTAAGTCCGGATTAACATTAAGTGAAACTGACTTGTTCAGCGTCTTAATGTTGAGTTTTCCGAAGTCAAAAAAGTCTTCGTCATTAAGTGGCTTGGTAACACCGTCTTTAACGGCAAGGTCACCCAGTATGTAAATGCCGTATTCTCGTGAATAACCAACGAAGTCGACACCCTGCACCCGCTTAATGTCGTAAAGCTGCTGTTTCATTAGCCGGTCAAGTTGACCACTTGAGCCGGTCCATACTGCACCAGGCGCAACGCTCATTAAGCGCTTTTTAAATTCACTGGCACTGGATAACTGGCCACCGCTGAACGTGTTCTTTATAGGAGCGTTGTCGTGCGGGAAACTGACGCGGAAGTAGTACCAGCTTTCGTCTGTTACTTCGTGTGCCTGGTAATAAAGGGCTTCTGGGTAACATGCTGCCAATTCAACAACTGAAGACGACTCTTTAAGCGCATTCTCGATGTCAGCTTCGCTGGCCTGCTTATCATCTTCCGCGTCCCAACCGAGAGTGTTCATTGCTTTTACGTAGCGGTCGTAGTCAATCTTGAACCAGAAAAGGCGGTTGTCGAATCGGAAGGGGAACTCTTTTTGCTGCGTTTTCTGGTGCATTAACCGGGCTTTCTCTGTCGCGTTTTTCGCGATCAGTAAGCTGCCCAGGTAACGGTATTCTTCTAAGTGCTTTCGGGTTAGTCGGCCACGCTGAAACAACTCGTTCCAGTCCAGTTTTACTTTGCCCTTTGGCGGCTGCGCTGCCGTTGCCGGGAAGCCGGCTTTGCGTGCGTAGTTGACAAACTTGCGCGTGAATGATTCACCGGCAGGTCCATCGTCAAGCGCAAACACCAGGCAAGGCAATTGACGGTCGTGCTTTTGGTATTCTTTTTTTAGCGCATCGAGCGCCGTGCTTGGGTAGTTATTGCAGCTCATTAAGCTAACTGCAGTAATGCCGGATTGGATCAGGGATATAGCGTCAAATATACCTTCGGTTAACCATATTTCTTTGGTGTCTTCCGGGATACCCGTTGGTGGCTGCCACCAGTGACCTTTGTATTTGCCTACAAAGTTGGCTTTCATTTTGCCAAAGCGCTGAGGCTTATCAATGAAGCGCTCCCATGACGAGCCATTAGGCAATTCAAACTTAACCGTGGCGGTACCAATTTGGCGGTCAGTGCAATAGTAGCTGCCTTGGCTGTACCAGCCTTTGAGTTTTGCAATATCAAAGCCGCGCCCGTCGCGCAAATACGCATCGGCTGAGGCAGTCGGGCTTTTCGGTGTCGGCTTATAGCGATCAGACCAGGATTCAAAAAGCTCAGGATATAATTCTTTGATGTGGTATTCGGCTGCGCATTTATTCATGCGTCCGCAGCGAACTACCCAGGGGGTTTCAGCCGGCGCATATAATTCTTTTTTGCCACAACTGGGGCAGCGGCCTTGCTGAAAAAAGTCTTTGTTGTTTGTTTTAAAGTCAAAGTCTCGCAGGAGGCGTGTTACCACCTCTTCTCTTAGTTGTACGTTCATTCTCCCTCCGACGTCTGCTTACCCGCGCACCACGTTTAGTCTTGTTTTGCTGTTCGTGTAACCGGCCGAACCTCAAGACGAACTTGCGCATTAGGCGATGCCGATGGGGAAATAGAGTGGGTCACTTCTTCAATAGCTGAATAGGTGTGCCCACACAGGTGGTTTTGGCAAGCGTAGTAACGCTGGGTTACCAGCGCGCTTATGCTTTTACTGGTGCGCACTTTTGCCACTTCGCCGCAGTGTGGGCAGACTGATGAAACTCTTCTACTCATTGTCGTTTTGCTCCGCATTCTCCGTTGCCATTTCGAGCGCATTCACAGCTTGCGCCGACTTCACATAGTGTTGCCATTGCGTCCAGATACTTTCGAGTAACCAGGGAAATACCAACGGCATTGAACATTTCCTCAATGCGGTCAATAGTTATTCCTTGTTGGCCGCTCAAAAACCGAGACACTTGGCTGTCGTCCCAGCCGATGGCTTCGCGGACATCATGCCGTGCTGACCCATTTAGAGCGCTGCGAAGCGTGCTCTCTATGCGGCCTGTTGTTTTGTTGTTCATGTCATCATCCTTAAACAAATTAAGTTGAGTGCGGTTGAGCGCCGTTACCGATAGCTTTACTGGTGCTCGGCTTCGTCGAGGTAGTTGTTCATACCCTCAATGATAAATAGTCGAGCTTGGGCGCTGATTGACCGGACCTCTTGACTGGAAATGTTTTGCATTTTTTCCAGTTCATCGGGCATGAGTCGGACGTAAATCGGCTTGTTTGTCACAACACCTTTGGGCGAGCGGTAGAGGCGCTTAGGTTGTTGTTGTTTCATGTGGGAACCACCTTTATGATTATGCAAGATAAAATGTCACAATCAGGATTATTAAACCAAATGGACAATAATGCAAGTGAAGTTTCACCGAATGGTGAAATTTCCGCACGGCTAAAGACGGAGCGAAACCGAATAGGTCTTAATCAAAATTCGTTCGCTGACGCTATGGGGATAGCCTTAACCAGTTATGTAAGGTACGAGCAGGGGAAGCGTTCTATAACGGCCGACAAGCTTCTTGAGCTAGAGAAAACGGGCGCTGATGTCTGCTTTATTCTTACAGGAAAACGGGTTACTCACCCGGAGGGTCACATTGAAAAAAGATTTGCCGAGCTAGACCAACACGCTCAGCAAATCGTCCAGGAACTGATCACACTATTATTGAAAGACTAGCCTTTTAGCGACTCTAGGTTTATCGCGGACGTTAAGCCGGAGTCGCTTATTTCGTGGGTGACCTGCTTGATTATCCATTTAGCCTGGTCAATTTCAGGCTTCCAGCCAGACACCGTTACCGGCACCTCAGGAAACAGGCCGGGCTCACCAGTGGCGAGATTCATATTAAACTTCGCGCCTGAGCGTTTCATTTTAGACCATTGCGCTTCTGCAGCGCGTTGGGCATTACCCTCGGTAGCATAGAGGTGCCTTAATACCTTCACGTTACCCTCAGAGCCTGCTAGGAATTGCGTCGGAGCACCGTCTTTTTCATCGGCTTTTATTTCTGCTGCGCGATCATCCTGCCACCGAGCAATAACGCCGGTGTACTCATTTCTGTCGTTGGCCGTGAAGTTGTGCTGATCACCCGATTTTCTGCGAATAGTGAATGCCGGCAGCGCCTGACCTGAACCGCTTTTACCCTGACCATTGGGCATAAATAAAAGCTTGCCTTCTTTTATGGTGGCCAGCGCGTCGAACTCTTCGCCCAGGCGAGTCATAAACGCCATGTCCGATTCGTTTTGCTGATCCATGTGAGCAATGGCTTTACTAGCTAGTTCGTCAGCGACAAGGGCGCTTACTTCATTTCTGCCAGCCACCACCTCGAGAATATCACCCAGCGTTTTTTCGTGGTAAGACTCTTCTCGCAACTCCTGAAAGCTACTGGCTATGTCCGCCGACTTGCCGCTTATGATTAACTGGTCAGGCGGCCCAGAGTGTTCAACGTCGTCAATGAAGAATGTACCTTTGTTGTATAGCGGCTCACCTTTCCAGCCAATAGAAACCTGCATCTTTGCCCCCCGCGGCGGTATCGCTACTTTGCCGTCGGCGTCATCAATCGTTACCGAGGCGGTGTCGGCTTCAAAGCCGCGCTTGTCTGTGATAGACAGACTGACCAGGCGAGAGCGCAGCAGGCCGCTGATGTCCTTACCGTCAACCAGCACTTCGTAGTCGGGGACTTTAACGAACTCAGACATTATGCGACTAAGCCTCCCATGCCACCGGACATTGAGAGAACGTCGTTGCCGGCTAGATTCTCAGAGTTGTTTTCATCGGCCCTGGTAAGACTTACGGAAAATTCTATTTTCCGTGCGGTACCATCCGGGAAAAACGAAGTTGATTTTTTCTCGATGTCGGTAATGAAGTAATACCCCTTCAACTCCCCAGAGCCATCTACCCAAGGCCATGCTTTACCGGTGTCAGCCATTTTACGCAGCTCGTCCAGCTGCTCGGTGCCGCCGGTAAGCTCTGGGTAGAGCACGCCCGGCAGCTTGGCAGTTTGTGGCCCTTGGCCAACGAATTGATAAGCCGGGTTAGAGCCAACCCTATTTTGGCTGGCATGCCGCCAGTTAATTTGCTCGTCAACGCTGTCGGGCGACGCGGTCTTAAGGCCAAAAACAAAGAATCCAAGTGCCATCATATCAGTCTAAGTCCCTCAATTTTGAACGGTTTTCTATGGCGCGCTTACGCTCAATTCGCTCTAGTGCTTGTTCGACTTGGCGGGCTATTTCTCTAGCGTCGGATTTATCTCCAGCGTGAATAACTATAGCGCCCTCGCTAATGTTGAGATTACTTTCAACTGTGACTGGCCGCTGAGATTTTTGAGTTGCCTGCTGTGTTTCAGTAGTTCGCTCAATCTCTCTCGTCTGAATGCGCTGAACGGTATCCTGAATGCCTGGTAAGTTAAGCGACTCTTCCTGGTACTTGATATTCCGCACCAGGTCGGCGGGCTGCTCTGCAGCCACCGGCATTGAAACAGCCGCTGTTATTGCCATGCCGGCCGCTGCCTTTTTGAGCTGGCCGCTGGTGCGGTTAACTTCTTTTACCGGCTCGTCGTTACCTCTAAGGCCAAGCGCTAGACCGCGCATGGTGTCATCGCCGTGCAGCATGAACACTTTGCTCGGAGAGTTAATACCCAGCGTTTCTTTGAACCAGCTGCTGACTGAACTGGCTGCCTCAACAATACCGTCCTTAACCTTGCCAAGCGCTCCGGTGATGCCGTCGACCAGGCCACTTAAGATGTCAGAGCCAAGCTGAGAAAACTTAGTCGGCAAGCCGCGAAGAAAATTGAGTGCTGCGTTAAAGCCGTTCTTGATAGCTTCCAGCGGTGACCAGCTGAATACGGACTTGATACTTTCCCAGGCACTTGAAGCTTTTCCAGCCCAGTCAATGCTCGTTATCCAACTGAACGCCTTGGTAAACCCCCTGATAATCAAGCCCAGCGGCGACCATGAGAAGACTTGTTTCAGTCTCTCCCATGCTGCCGAGGCATAACCGGCCCAATCGATATTTGCGATCCAGTTGAACGCTGCGCTAAACCCACGAACAATCAGCCCCAATGGAGACCATTTAAATATGGTCTTGATTGTTTCCCAGGCTCTGCCGGCAATGCCAGCCCAGTCGATATTGGTCAGCCAGTCGAATGCTTTACTGAACGCCTTAATAATTAAGCCAACGGGTGACCACCAGAAAATTTTCTTGAGAGCATCCCATACGGCACTGACAGCTCCCGGTATCTTTTTAAATATACCGATAACCATTTTCACTGCACCAAGCACAAGCTTTGGAATGAACAAAAATACAGAAGCGAAAATTTTACCGAATGACCGTCCAGCGTCGGTTGCCCCTTGAAGGTTTTCTGAGGTCGCCTGGAACGGTTTAAATAACTGGCTAATCCAGCCCCAAACTTTACCAAGAACCGAAGCTATTCCATCCCACAAAGGCTTGAGTGGCGCAAGCACTTGGCCAACCTCTGAGAATATGTCGGTCATGAGCTCACCAACTGGCGCGAATGCTTCTTTAATGCCCTGCCACATGCCTATGAAGAAGGCTTTTATGGGCTCCCAGTATTTATATATGAGAAGCGCTGCAACAGCGATGGCAGCAATAATGGCTCCAATGGGATTCATAACAAGCGCTTTTGTCACGCCCATTATGGCGAGCTTCAAGAACTTAAGCGGTGCAAGAACGGCGCCGGTAATGGTTTTGCCAACACCTAGAAGGGCTGCTTTTGAGCTAGCCATAACAGTAGCCAGCAAGCCGTTCGACTTTCTGTAAGAAGCCGTAGCGGCCGTGGCCGCTTTGATTTTACCTGTTAGGAAGTTCCAGGCTTTTACTCCTGTGGACTTGGCTGCTATAAGCGCCGACTTGCCTGTTGATAATAAAGCTCTGCCGGCTGCTTTGGCTGCGACGGTTACACCGGGGAATGTCTTAATATGCAGAATTGAAAACGCCATGCGGGCAGCTGCAATGGGCCCAAGTAAACCGGCAATGGTTAGTGCCAGCGCTCCACCTACAGTTACCAGCGCAGCGATAACAGCAGCCACTTTCGCAAGCGTCGCAGCTAGCTCAGGGTTTTGCTTCATCCAGTCGCCGATATTGCGAACGATTTCAGTCACGCTTTGGATCAGGTCTCTTATCGGTCCGTCGTTCGATTCGAAAAGCTCAATTCGAACATCATCCCAGGCAGAACCCAGGCTTTTTAAATCTCCTGCAGCGTTGTCGGCCATAACATCAGCCATTTGCTGAGCGCGCCCTTGCGAGCTTTGTAAAGCTGCAGTTAATTTCTCTATCTGCCCAGCGCCTTGTTCTTCTATTAGCTGAGCTACACCAGCTCCAGCCTCTTCGCCGAATATAGCTTTCAGGTACCCGGCCTGGTCGGCGTTACCCATTCCGTCAGTGGCTTTTACAACATCCTGAAGAATGTCCGGAACAGCTCTTAAGTTGCCAGCTGCATCCTTTGTTGTAACGCCTAGTTCTGCAATGGCATCTTTCGCTGGCCCGGTTTGACTTGCTAGCCTATTCAGCATCGACCGCATGACGGTCCCTGCCTGACTACCCTGAATGCCGATGTTACCTAACAAGCCTGCCATTGCCGCAGACTCTTCGAGCCCCACGTTCATCTTCTTGGCTATGGGCCCAACGTACTTCATGGTGTCACCCAGCATCGAAAGGTCGACGTTAGCGCTTGATGTTGTAGCTGAAAGCACATCTGCAATACGCCCCATTTCCGTTGCCGGAATGTCATAAGCACCCATTATGTTGGAGGCTATATCAGAGGTTTGGTCAAGCGCAGTACCGGTTGCTTTAGATAAGGCAAGCATGTCGGGCATGGCTTGCGTTATTTCTTTTGGATCGAATCCAGCCATCGCTAAGAAGTCTTGTCCTGCAGCAACCTCAGTGGCTGCGAAGCTGGTGGTAGCGCCAAGCTCCCTGGCCTGCTCTTTCAATGCGATAAACAAAGGGTTGTCTTTTTCTAGTCCAGTTTTTGCCTGGACGCTGCTCATTACCTCGCCAAAATCCAGTCCGGGAGCCAGCATTCTTGCGCCGCCATAAAGCGCAGCGCCGCCTGTTGCCAGCATCTTAGTGCCAGCACCTGCCATTTTTTGCTGAAGCTCTCGGGTTTGCTGGTAAGTCTTAGAGACTTTATTCAGTCGCTCTTGCTGTTTGGTGACAGCGCTGAGCCGATCCTTTTGTTGAGCCAGCTCATTGTTCAGACGCTTGGTTTCGTTGCGTAGCTTTGAACGTGCAGCAGAAAGATTCTTTGTGGACACACCATTTTGCTCGAGCTTTTGTCGTTGCTCCTGAACGGTCCTGGTTAGTTTTGTTTTGGAGTTATCGAGACTCTTAACCGTAGAGCGAGCGTTATCAAGCTCGCGCTTCATGGCTTTGGTGGGGTTTTCAGTGGCCTTAAACTCACGCGCCAAACGACTGGCTTTCTCCCTAGCGTTTTCGAGTTTGGCTGATGTTGCCTGCAGAGCGCTGTTGCTTTTGCGGTAGCCGTCTATCATGCCGGCTTGTTTGTTCAAGTCATTCAAACGCGACTTGGTTTGGCGGAACTCAGCAGAAACTTTGCCGGCTGTCTCGTTCATGGTCTTAAGTGGTCGGGTCACTTTGTCGACTGCTGCCAGCAGCACTTCAAGCTTTAATTGTTTAGCCACGGCTTTTAACTCCGTTCATCCGGTTGTACCGGTCAATTGCCTTTTCGTGCCACGCGCTGAGTTCGTCAAGCTCTAACTCGTACATGTCGCTGAGTGGCCACTGAAAGATGGCGGCAATGTCCGCCATCAAGTCATCAACTTTATTGGGCAGCTCTAGCTGCTCGGTTGAGCTTCCTCGTCCATCTCCCCACGCATCTTCTTGCTTAACAAAAAAGAGGTCACCTCGGTGCCAATTTGTAGCAAGTCAGCTGGGTCTAAATTCATAATCTCAGCTTCGGTCAAGGTCGGCTGAGTGATTCTGGGTAGCAGGCGGTTTAGCGCGTTGTATTCCATCTGCAGCACGTCAGTCAGTGATAGTCCGCGCATTTCCCCAGCACGAGGCTTTCGCAGCTCAATGGTTTTAATTTCTTTGTCCCCGCGCTTGATGGGGTAGTCGAGCTCTACAGTTGCGGTAACCGGCGCATTTTTTTGATTCATGGTTATGTTCTCCAAGGTTTAGAAAAAGAAGCCCCCGAAGGGGCTAATGAACGCAAAGCTTAAACACCAATCGCTTGACGATGTTTCTCCATCCGGTCTTCGCCGTTGACGCTATCAATCATGGCAACTAAGTCGACCTCTCGGACAACTTCACCATTGACTGTCAGTTTGTAGTAGCTGTTTGCAAACGAGACTGTCATCTGGTTGCTTTCGCCGCCTTTCTGTTCGCCTTGGTCGTCATTGAGAATGCGACCACGCTGCACAACTTCTACGGTCTCAACTTCGCCGGTGTCGTCACGCTGGTAAGACCCAGCAAAACGAACCATCAGCCCGTCAACTGTTTCTTTTGCTTGGTGACGAATCATGTCTGCGACAAAACCACCAAATACCGCTTGGGTGTCAAGGGCGTCATCTTCAAAGCCCATGTCAATTTTTACGCCGCCCGGCATTCCGCCACCCCGATAGGCTTCGGTTTGGCGCGCTAGGCTTGCAGGTGTGAACGATTCAGCAACGCCAGCCCAGCTAGTGCCGTCGACAAATACGTTCATGTGTTTCAGTTTCTTAGGTAAAGCCATGAGTTACTCCTTAGGCTGCAGCTGAGCCGCTGGCAAAGTTAATTAAGTAACGGTCAGTGATGCGTTGCTGGAAGGTTAAATCTTCAAGCGGCGGCACTGGCGTGTAGTCGTAATCGATAAAGAGCTTGCCGGCTTTCAGCGTATCTTTATCGTTGAGCTCTTCGTTGTACCAGGCTTGCGCATCTACGATGTAACCCTGGGTGCGAAGTTCGCGGAACTTGGCGTTGATACCTTCGACAATATCTTTCACCAATGTTGGAGTGATCGGTTTGTCGACGGCCCACATGTGAGCTTCTGCCACAGTGTCGGCAAGAATTTGCGCGGTTCGCGTGTAGTTCTCGAACTGGAATAGCGGGTCAGAAGAGCAGGTGCGAGAGCCCCAGAAGCGGAAGCCTTGCTCACGAATCAGAACAGTAATGTCGTTTTCGTTAAGCATGTTGGCGTCGGTTGATGGGTCTTGCAGGTCCCAGAATACCGGCTTGGTTAAACCGTCAACGCCACTGACGGCAACGTTAGACAGTGTCTTGTGCCAGCCCATGGTTTTGTCGATGTAAGCACGTAAGCCGAGCGCACGACCAACAGCATAGCTTGGCTCTGATTGACTGGTGGTTGTGTTCCAGGCAGTAAAGTCACCATGAACAACCATCAATTCGCGCTCACCAAAGTTGTCGCGATAGGTAATCGCTTCTTCTTTAGTCGCTGCGCCGGCACTGCTTACGTAGGCAAACGCGCGAAGCTTCTTAGCAATGGCGGCAAGCTCGGTGGCTACTGCCTGCTCATCAAGCCCAGGTGCGCCCAAAATGCGAGGCTTAACACCCAATGACGCCTGGGCCGTTAATAACGCCTGCAGGCCTGTGTAAGAGCCATCAGCTTCGACGGTGCCAATCACGTTGCTGGTAGTCTCTGCAGCGTCCAGACCTTCTTCTACGCGAACAATAATGGTGGGGGTGTTCACCATATCTGAAATGCCTTCCAGCGTATTGCGTAAAGTGCCTTCTGTACCTGCGCCGGCAATGGCGTCTTTAGGGCGTGTAAATAGCACGGGTTCATTCAGCGGGAACATTTCAGCGTCAGCGTCTGATGCAGTACAGACAGCGCCGATAACCGCCGTTGCCACCGTGCGAATGGTGCGTGTGCCATCGTTGATTTCAACGACGCGCACACCGTGATGGTATTCAGTCATGATTATCTCCGGTCCGGTTGACTAATACAGTTTGGTATTTGCAAGGCTAAGTGTGCATTTGGCAGGGCGTGTGGGCTATTGGGTGCGGTTGTAAAAGCAGAATAAACAACAAAAAAGGCGTGACACTTCACGCCTAAATATCGGTTGAGACTTTCCAAATGTCCTCTGGGGTTACTCGTTTTATACCCGTTTTTCTGAATAACCCTGAAGCATGGGCAACAAGTTCAGAGCAGAACCAGGCATTTTTCTTGTCCCACTTGCGCCACAGCAGCAGGCCGAATATAGCTTTTAGGTCATACGGCTTGCCAAGCTCTTGTTTTATCGCTTCTATTGCCCCTGATTGACTGCAGGGAATTGCCGCCATTGCGTATCGCGGGTACTTCTTGGTGAATGATTTGAGCGATGAAATGCGAACACCTTCACCAAAAACAGACTCATACACCATGCCATTTGATACGACACCAACATGGGACCATCGGCTTCTGGTGAAGAAGCGGATGGTCCAGCTTAGTGGTAGCTTGTTAGTGCCAAATATAACAACCGTTTGCATTATGCCGGCATTAACTCATTAATAAGCGCGACTTGCTCAGCAGCAGCTGTGACCTGTTCGGCGCGTGAGCTTGCTGAATTAAGCGCTGCTTTGCCTGATAAGCGCGCCTGACGAACGGTAGCCAGAACGCCTTCCCAGCTTAACGCTGTAGCCGCTATGTCATCAGCCGCCTCTTCCGGCGTCATGTTTGCAGCGTCAGCCCAAGATTGAACGGCGTCAGGCACTTCATTTGGCTTGCCGTCAGCAATCCATTTCTCGGCTTGAGTTTTTGCCAGTCGATATTCTTCTTCAACTAGCAAGCCTTTTGAAATGTAGGCGATGCGAACATTGCCGGCTGCTTCGTCGATGGCGTCTCGGCAGGCTTTCTCAACTTCAGCGTCAGTCATGGTGCTGTAGTTCTTGCCTACAATCGATGTGGCCAGCTCGTATTCCTGCTGCTGCAGAACCGATTCAATCTGTTCGGTGTCCATGCCAATGTTCAGCATGTATTCGCGATCAGTATTCGTGTGTGCCTGACCTTTGAAGATGTATTGAAAACTCATGAGTCTCTCCTAAACGGTTTTTGGAAAATTGCGTTTCTTAGGTTAGCTGTGTTGGCGTGGCTGGCATGGCCGAACCACGATTGCAGCTTAGGGTTTATTTCCTGCAGGGAAATTTCGCCGGCAGCAAATTGCTTCCGGAATTTTTTAAGCTTGGTTTTTATTCGCTTCACACTGCACTTGCGAAGCAACCGATGCGATGAATATATTCGATAGCCGAGGAAGTCGAGCGAGCGTCCATTTTTTACCGCAATAGGAAACACTTGCGTCTTTTTATTCGTGCGTAGATTTAAAATCTGCAGTAGGTAGGCCTCGATTCTCACTCGGATTTTGTGTAGATGCGCCTTGTCGTGATGGATAACAATAAAGTCGTCCATGTATCTGACGTAGAAGCGCTCTTTTAATTCGTGTTTAACAAAGCGGTCTAGCTCGTGCAGGTAAATGTTCGCAAAAAGCTGGCTTGTTAAGTTGCCCAATGGGATGCCAACGCCTGGACCGTCTGATGGACTGGCATCAATGATGTAAAAAAGCAGCTGCAGCGTATGTGGGCATTTGATTTTTTGCGCGAGCATGGCTTTCAGTATGTCGTGATTGATGCTCGAGAAGTATTTACTGATGTCAGCCTTCAACGCATAAGCTTTGCCGTGGCGGTTCTCCACTCTCTGGATGAATCGCTGGGCTCGGTCTGCACCTTTGTGCGTCCCTTTGTTGACTCGACAAGCGTAAGAGTCGTCTATAAATGTTTTGTCAAACAGATGGTAGAGCCGGTCGTAAATAGAGCGGTGAATAACTCGGTCGCGAAAGTTGGGGGCAGACACCAGTCGGCGCTTAGGCTCATACACAAAAAATTGATAGTAGGGTGATGACTCGTAAGTTCCCCACATAAGTTCATTCTGCAGGGCAATTATATTTTCTTCGAGCTTATTGAAGAATTTTAGCGTTGATTGCTTGTGGGCTTTACCTTGCCTGCATGAGTAGGCCGCGCTAAGCAAGTTATCAAAGTTATATATCTGCTCGAAAAGGCAGCCTGCAGACGCATCCACAGGCTTAATGTATGTTTCGGCATTTGCCGAGGCTGCGGCATCCTTTTGAAAATTGCACGGACACGCGCCCTTGGGCAGCGTGTTACTGGCGGAATCAAGAGCCGGACGGAAACCGATGTTGCTGTTCGAATTGGACCGGGCGTTATTCAGGTTCAGATACCCGAGGCCGGCATTCGAGCCGTTGTTCCAGTTGCCGCCACGTAGCGGGAAGCGCATCATAATGCCGCCGCCTTTTTGCTTTCATAGACAGAGCGGAGCCAGCCGCCAACCATGCGCCCGATTTCAACCAGGCTTTCAGACCATACTCGATACTTCTTGAGGTCGATGTAACGCAAGTCTTTGGCCAGGCGCACCTGGCGCTTGAGAATTGCGAGCTCAACATCAAGCTCTGTGAGTGTGGTCTTCTTATGATAACGCTTCAAAGCGGTGATAATTAAACGCTGAACACTCCACATTGAGCTTCGTATCTCAGCTGCTAATCCATGCTTCTCTGAGCGCGGGAACTGCTTCAGAGCTACGTATCCATACATAATCATTTCACGACACTTGTCTTCAATTATCAGAGGTTTTGACATTCTGTTACTTCGCTAAGTTAATGGCGCACTACCGTGCGCCTGTACAAAAAACAATCAACAGGTTACAGGAATAAAGCCGGACGGAAACCGAGGCCGCTGTACGAATCGGACCGGGCGTAACTCAGGTACAGAGACCCGAGGCCGGCAGCCGAGCCGTGGCTCCAGTAGCCGCCACGTAGCGGGAAGCGGTCGCCGTAGTTCCGGACGTATAGAGCACCCTGAGCGTTGCTTGTAACCGCTGATTCAATCAGTAATTTGCGCAATAATTCGACAGGTGTGTAGCTGGGATCTTTGGTGATTGAAGCCCAGTTTGACACCGACGAATAGGCATAGTCGTGACTGTCGTCGTTTAGCGGTCCGTTACGGTTGACTACCTGGTTGTTTAGTACCGGGTCTCCAACGCTGCTGCCTTCTGTTGCATTTGATGTGGAATCAAAGAACGATGGGTGCTTGTGCCAGTTGACTTCCGCAATGCTTGGGTCATTGTCGAGGGTGGTTATAATTTGACCGTTTTCTAGCTTCATCTGGTCTAACCACTCCCAGCAGTTGCCGACCAAGTCAGCAATGCCGAACTCACTGTGGTCATGGTTCCAAGTTGCAGGTCCTTTACCTGTGTCGGTGCGGCCGGTGCCTGAGGTGTCGCCCGGTTGGCCGTCATCAGCGCGGCGTGCGGTTTCGTGAACTGCGTCATGCGCTCGGCCCCAGTTTGTATTGCCCCGAGGGACGGTGCTATTCGCCATGCTCCACAGTGCGACAGCAGCCCACTCATGAATTGACATCATGTGCCAGCCTTGTCCCTTGTCTGAGCATAGCTGTTTTGCCTGGTCGTAATCGACGCTGACGCGAGGTTGTGCGCCACCAACAACAGCAGAGCCTCCGGCAGCAGAAGATGCCAGGTATTTACCTACAAGGATTTCACCGCGAGGGGCGCCGTTAGTTAGAAAGGCAGGGTGCGTGCCTGTGCCTAAGTCAAGGTCTGTCAGTCCAAGGTCTTCAATGTTGAAGCGCGGCACCACAACCATGATGTTAGGGTTGCCCTGGGCATCATAAACGACCGTATTGCGTCCGCCTGAAGCGTCCTCAATTGCTTTGCGGTAACCGTCCGTTGCAATGATGGTTAAGTCGCTGGCTTTCTGGTCGTAGGATTGTTCGACCTGGTCAATTGACTGGTCAACCTTTTGGTCAATGTCAGCCATCTTGCCCGACACTTCTTGTGCCAGATTTTGCGATGCGCTTGTTTGCTCTGCGGAGGCAGATTTTAGCGCTTGGATTTCTTCAGCAATAGTACTCACGCGGAGCCCTCCATTTCACGAATGCGCTCACTTAGATTCATATTCCAGTGAGCATTTTTAATGACGGCGGCGCCCTGTAGTAAATACGAAGCGCCGTCGGCGATGAACTCTTTATCTAAAATCAGGTTAAGGTTCTCAGCTCCCACAACCACGGTGACACTGTCAGACGGCAATGCCTCTACGTTGAGTGTGAACCACTGCACAACTTTTACGGCAGGGGTTCTATATCCAAGCGTCCTGCCTGGTGCTGAATAAACGCCAAGCAAGGTTCCGTCCTCGAGGAAAAGACCGATTTCGCGAATCGCATACTCAAGTTCTCCGTCGAAAATTCCGGCCATGCGGATGTTTTTATTGCCGTCCTGCCAGTCGCTAATCTCGATGCGCTCTTTCTCGCTCGATAGCTGGCTTTGTGTTTTGCTTGGTGTGTAAGCTGCGTCACCAAACGCCATGTGAGTAATGGGCGCTTTTATTCCTTTTGCCTGGGCGTCAATGCAGGCGTCCAGTCCGGCTTCGGTGAATTGAAGAGTCAGTGCCATGTTAAGCAACTCCTGTTAAATCGTGATCAATAAGTTGTAGGTGATGTACGCCAGCGGCCAGTAGGGCTTCTGCGTCTGCAGAGAGCTCCATTTGGTTGCCAAAGTTCAGGTCGTCGTCCGCGCAAATTACCCGGTGGTCAACCGCAAAGAAGCCGGTTGCGGCGCTCAGTGCATCCGGGGTAACTGGTTGCTCATTAAATTCTGGGTCGTGCAGCCCGTAGCTTGGCGAAGGGGCGGCGGCAAGGCCAATGGACTCTTCCAAGCTAATGCCAAGCTCAACGTCAAAGTGAATAGAGCCGCGCTTCGACACGTTGATTGATTCTGTTACCAGCTGCAGCATGTTGGCGTTAATTAAACCGTCTGCGTCGCCGGTTAGATTTTCGTTTAGCAGGGCTAGGACCTTCATTGTTCCGGGCTCTCCGGTTCCGGCTTGCTCCCACCATTCAACAATGTTGGTCTTTATACCCAGCGCATCGAGTGCACGCTGAACGGCGAACGGAGTTGCTTTGTGCTTGTGAACCTGAAAGCTACTGTCAACGACGCGGCGCTTGGTTTGCTCTGGCCAGTGTTCGCTCCAGCTGTCTACGGAATAAGCCCAGGCTAACCAGGGCAATAATTCAAACGGGCAGCGCCAAGGGTCCCATAGGTCACGAACGTCCACGGGGAACTGGGTGCAGTGCTCAATAACCGTTTCTATTGCGCGGTCTAGCTTTGACGCATTAGACGGTAAAAGCGAATCACTCACTGATGCCTCCTAGCGTCACGTTTACCGCTGTGCAATGTGGTGCTTCGGTCTTGTCAATCGCAAGGTCTGAAACAGGTTTGGTCACCTGCACATTGTGCGTGCCTGGCTGATGCAGCGCGGCATAAATACCAGAGCGAGTAATGTCGTTACCCAGCTTGTGATTGTCCTCGATGTGCTTGTTCAGTGCGGCCATCGCTTTAGAAAAAACCACCTCAGCATCGGGGCCTGGCTTAATAAATACTTCCGCCTCAACCTGGTATTCAATAATCGTGGCAGGGAGGACGCGCACACGGTCGCCTTGAGGTCGGACTTTGCTTGGTTCTGGTAGCTGGCTTAGGCCGTCGGACGTTAGGCCAAACGTTGCTCTCACCTTTTCGATAAGGTCTTGGCTGGGCTGGCCATCGCCTTCGTGGCTCAGTAAATACACATTCATTTCGCAAGGTGCCGGACTGTTCGCGTAAGCATCCAGAACGCGGCCGTCGCTACCGAGCGCAAAGAACACGTAGCCATCATTACTGCCAGCGGTGTTCAGGCCATCAAATGCCATTTGGGTGCGACGGCGAAGGGCGTCGTCACTCTCCATAACGGCAGGCGTTGGTGGCGTCGTTGAATTATCTTCTTCCTGAACAACCAGGCGAGTGATGTTGTATCGTGAAGCAATGCCATCAAGGTCTTTGCCTGATGCTGATGCCAGCATGTTTGCCCGAGTGCCGTCGTTGAAAAAGCCGATCAGGTGAAGCTCTCTATATGAGAACGCCTGCAGCAGTTTCGTAAGTGGCTCAGATTCAAGCTCAAGGGTAGCTTCTGACTCCGGGTGAAGTGACACGGCCAAAGCTTTTAGCTCCGAGAACTTTTCCTCAAAGCTGGGCCTTTCGATAACGTCAGGCACTGGCACCTGGCTCATGTCAATCAGTTCAAATAGACTCATGCCGTAGTCATCCGTATGTTTTCTAGTGTCAGCATTTCACCGCTGTCTGCACGGTCTGCGTGGAGCGTCATCAGCATTTTTCCGTCCTGGTCGGCGTATATTTCAACCTTGCGCACGCGAATGCGTGGCTCAAACTCAGTCAATGCCATAACGGTTGCAGAAATTAGGCGCATGCGTGTGGCGTTGTTCTGTGGGTAGTCCAGCAGTCGCGGCACATAGCTGCCGTAGTTCCGGCGCATGACACGGCTCCCAATAGGCGTGGTAATAATGTCAGTCACAGACTGGCTGATGTGTTCAGCGTCTGTGATTTTTCGCCCTGTGCTTTTGTTCATGCCCTGCCACATTACTCAGGAACTCCTGTCTTGCCGCCGCTATCGCCTGGGTGAACGTGCTCGCCAAACTTAATGCCGTCAATTTCTGCGCCGCTGGTAATGGTTGTGCCGGCTTTCATTGTGTTAGCGCCTTTCAGTAAGCTCTCACCGTCGACTGTTAGCTTTCCTTTTACGGTCAGGTTGCCGGTTGTTTCTGTTTCCGGGCAGTCGACCGTAACCTTTTCTGATGCCTGGACCAGGGCGGTTTTTATGCCCTGAGCAATAAGCTCGCTGGTCTCCGGGTCGTAGATTATCTTGGCGCCGTCCGGGTACTCGACGTAGTCGCGAGTTTCGTGCTCGTCCGGCTGGTCGTTCTCATCGCTGTAAAACGCCGGTCCAATTAGCGCGCCGTGAAAATCACCACCTGGCGAAAAAATTAACACCTGTTCGCCAACGCTTGGACGCCAGCTGGTCTTTGCGGTGCCAGCTCGCTGAGTCCAGTAAGGCCGCCAATCCAAAACAAGGCTGCCGGTCTTTACGCGGCAGTAGCCTTGCTTAACCTCTTTAACGGTTCCGAGGCGAAGCATGTTCTCAAGGCGGCGGTTAATGTCGGCGATGTGTTCTCTCATGCGCTAAGTGTGCCGAGGCGCTGTGGTTTGGGCTATTGGGTGCGGTTGTAAAAGCAGAATAAACAACTGAAAGTAATTGAGTTGGCGAGGGACTAAACAAAAAGCCCGACGCTTGGCCGGGCTGTTAGCTGGTTACTCGAAAGGTATTGCCTCAGAGGCGTCGCCTAGAGCCTGCATAATATCAACCAGAGAGGTTGATAGTCTTTGCTGTAATGACTCTAGCAACATAGAGACCTGAGCCGGGCTAATTGTGCCTGGCTCGTTGTTGTCCCGAAAGCCTTCCACAATGGCGGCCATGCCATCAGAAACCGCTATTGCGTCAAACAAAGAGTCGTTCGCAACACTCAGGCGCTCTGCGATTTTTGCAACCTCTTCAATGCTTACTTCGCAGTTGGCTTGCTTGCTTTCGCTAGGCATGCTCCACCTCCTGTTCCAGTGTTAGGTATTCGGCCATGCGTAAGGCGCTGTAAAACTCTTCGTCAGAGCCTTCAAAGCTTCGTACCTTTTGCATGGCTTTGACGCAGTCGCGAAGCGCTGAGTGCAGCTGCTCTTTCGCAATCGCCGGGTTCTCGTCATCGCCCGGTTCATCCATCCACTCGTTCAGCTTTCGGTGTGCTGGTATCGAGCAAAGGTAAAAATGGCGAGTGCCATTCACTTCACCGTACTCAACCAGGCTAAGACCTGTCTCTTTGGCTATGTTCTGGTACCAGTCGTGCTCGTGGTCGTGCAGAGTCATAGCCTCAACGTGCATAACGCCTAAGTCTGACGGTTCGGCCAGCCGTATTTCTTTCACTACGGCATGCTCGTTGCTCAGGAACGTCTTCTGCAGTGCTTGTTTTCTGGCACGGCTTTCGTTGGGCGCGCTGACTAGCAGGTTCTGAAACTCGTCACCGTCAACCAGCTTAATGACGAACTTCTTAATCGGGCGTTCACGCCAGTAAGTTGCTGCATCAAACATGGCGGGTTACCTCCCTGGCTTGATTGAAGTCGACAACTTTATGATCATCAATTGCACGGGCGTTCGCCAAAAACTTCAGCGTGTTTGGGTGCGCCGTGCTGGCCAATGCCGACTGCAGGTAAGCGCACTTCTGGCGTAGTGCTGCAATTTCTCTTGCGGCATCCACGGTGGTTTGTGACTTGTGCGCCAATTGTGCCAGGCGGTGCAAAATGTCCTGTTGTTTAGCCATGTTGCACCCCCTTGCGACGGTCAATGAATGTCAGCGTAGGTAACGCCTCGCGGATTTTATCGACTTCTTCAAGCGTAAGAACGATATTGGTGAACACTGAAAAGGGCTTGGATTCGCCATAATGGTTAATGCTGAGACTTCCGTATTCATGATTCGAATCAACCGAAAGTGCATCGATGCTTAATACCCATTGCTCAAAAGTGGCATTAATAGAGAGCCTACCAGCATGAACAACAAGGTCATTTGATATTAGAGTGTTGTCCTCGAATATCTCAACAACGTGTTCGTGGTGGCTGTTATCCAGTTTAATGATGGGTGCCTTACTCATGCTGCGTCCTCCTGGTTGTCCGGAGTGCGGCTTTTCAGCACAAGGGGGAGGCCTTTAAAGGCTCGGCGAGCTTCGGCTTCGGTGCGGCCATAGGCGCTGACGGTGCGAACGCGCTTAAGTTGCGCAATTTTTTGCCACGGCTGGGCAATAATGAAGGTGTAAATCATAGTAGATACCTTTGTGTTTTTTAGCACAAAGGCGGATCGGGTAGCCGCAAGACAGTGCCCCACAAAGGAAAGGCACAGACGGGGGCTTATTCTTTGGCTCCCGACCCATGCCCCCGAAAACAGCGTGCTTGCTGTACGCATCAGCCAGGCGGCTGAATGTGGGGAATTGGGCTCTGTTATTTCACCTTTGTGGTTCAAAGCTTGCGGGTGTCTAATCCGCCTGCTCAATCGCTGGGTGTCTATGCCAGCTAAGATAAGTCTTGCACAGTTTACGTGTTCCGTAAAGTCTGCCGGCTGGAATTTTTTCCATTCCATCATAAGTGTTCTCCATTTAAGCCAACCGGTTAGCGGTTTAAAGATTTTTGCGCGCGGCAAAACCTTACGGTGTGGGTTGTTTTTTAACAAGTTGTTTGTAAATAAATACGACATTGTGCAAGATGTATGTTCGCAATTAACTGATTATTTAAGGTGGAATATGAAAAGGTTTGCTCAGTGGCTTCTTGCTGTAGTTGTTATCATTTTCGTTCTTACGGAAATTTTTATTGAAGAGTCCCCGGCATCAGGCACCTCAAGTGGCGCGGATGCTTCGGTCTCAGAAGACCTAAAGAGTGTTTCTAAAACAGCAGTTGATGAAAGCGTTTTTGTTGAGACCGAAGTTGAAAACTATGATCCGGCTGAAATGGTTGTAAGCTTAAAAAACAATCTTTCTTTGTGGGAGCCTGCGGAATTAAGCTATAAAAACTCGATAGTTACTATTGTCTCAAAGGAAAAGCGTGTCACCTCACAGATTTACCGAGCAATGATTCACGCGGCCTGTGGTTCGGCCTGGTCTGATTCTGATTTATGGGAAGGAAGCTTCATTAAAGAAATTCGGGTGATAAATAAGTTCGAGCGCCAGGGGATGGTTTTTGAGGGAGGGCTGCCAGAATGCATGAGACTTGGGGAGCTTTCGGGTGATGAATCAAGGCTCTACATTTCAGGTGTTACGCACTTATACTAATTACCATTAAGCGCGTCGTCGACGTGCTTAACCATCGTTTCTTCTATGTAGTCTCGCTCTTCATCAGTCAGGCCTAGCAGTTCCCGCTCTGGGTATTTATGCTGCAGGCCTCGTTCATTTACCCTGTCACGTAAACCGTACTGGTGTACTCGTGCAACCTGGTTGGCAAAGCCGGTAAAGCCCACGCTGGCTCCATCAGATGACGCTCTGGCCTTAAGGTTTTTGGTGCGGTGTATTTTGCGGAACATGCGCAGGCTGCCTTTACGCTTGCGCATTTCGGGTTGGGGCTTGCGTTCCTCGTAGGGGCTGCCGTCCGGGTTCTTATTCTCACGTATGCGTTTTGCCTGGCTGCCGCGCAGGTGCCGGCTAATGTCTCTGGCCAGCGCCTTACGTTGACCGTCATCCAGCTTAACCAGTAGCGCCTGAACGCGGTCAACGAATGGATCAAGAACGCCATCAACCATTGGTGTCCTCGCTGGTGTCGTCTACTTTAACGCCCTGAATGTAAAGCTCCCAGTCAAAGCCGTCGTAAGGGTCGAACGGTGGCTCTGGTAAATGCTCAACGACATTGCCGCTACCATCGTTAGACACTTTTACGCGCTCCGTCATCTTAATGGTTACTTCAATGTCGGCCGTGTTCTTGTTGATAAGCTCTGCCCGGAAGGTAATTCCGTCTTCGCGTTTCTCCCGGTTATTCAAAAGCTCAGGTTGGTGACGAGCTACCCAAGCCAGAATGGGGACCATGATGTCATCGCTGTGACCGCGGTAGTCAGTGACCAGTACAACGCAGTCAAACTGATATTCAAAACTCAGGTTATGGTTGGCTCCAGTGGCGTAGAGCTTGCCTTTATCGATGAATATGTGCAGCGCGTCCGGGTTCTTTTTCAGGTGCGGCACTGCGCTGCTGATGATTTCCCGTAGTTCGCCTGGCTTATTCATTGCTTGCTCGCTTGTACCATCCGGCGGCGTTCATTTCATCCTCTGAAACGTTCTTAATGTCGCCGGCTACCATCAGAAACTTGCGCTCGGGCCACAGGTTGTGTAGTTGCAGACTGAGCTCTTTTAGGGAGTCTAACGGCGTGTCATCAGGCACCGATAGAATGGCGCCGTCTTTGGGGATGATTACGTTCACGTTGTTTTTCATGTTGACACCTCAGCGTTTGCGAATACGCTCGGCAATTGAGCCGAGTATTCCGGGTGTGTTTTGGCCTATCGATGCGCGCTTATCGCCGCTGCGCTGGGTGATGTTCACTCCCAGAACGGTCAGCATGGCCGTCAGCACAATGGACGCCTCGGCAATAATGTCGGAGGCATTGCCTGGCTCTTTGAATAGCGCATAGACCAAGCCGGCCATGAGTCCAGCAAACGAAAAGCTGGTGACATAACCGATCATCGGACGCCAGCCAGATTTAAACCAACCGTCGGCCTTAAGCTCTGCGCGCATGGTTTCGTTTATCTGGGTAATTTGCGCGGTTTCGGCCTCGATTTTCATGCGGCGCAGCTCGCGTTCGTGCTCGCGCTCTATCTGCTGCAGCTTAACGGCAGCTTGCGGGTCTTGCTGTATGGCCTGCATGACCGCTTCGGGACTTTCATTAACGCCCAGGGCGGATGCTATTAGACCACCTGCAGCGGTGCCGGCCGGGCCCAGTAACGAGCCGAGCAGTGGCGCTGCTTTACCAACAACACCTTTTATATCTGACCAGTTCATGATTGTTTGCTCCGGCTTTTACGAGATGGTTTGCGCTTAGGTGTCGGCTTTTTACTGGCCGGGGGCTTGGGCTCTGCTTCCGGAAATGCCTCAAGGCTTTCTTCATAGGCGCGCTGCAGCTTCACGTCGTACAGGTTGCGGTGGTAGGCAGGGCCATTGTAGCGGTAGGCAAACTCAGCCCACTCTTTTTGCTTCAGTGCGCTGTGCATTTCTGGTTGTGCCAGGATAAAGCGAACGACGGCATCAAGGTGGTTAGCCTCGCTTTCGTGCATGGCGTCGACAAAATCCTTAACGCTGTCATAACCTAACAGCTCCCAGTGATAGCCCATGATTTGGAACATTCCCCAGCTGCAGCTCTCTTTCGCTATTGTTGCGGACAAGGTGCTGGCAAGCTTAAAGCGCTGATACTCTGCCGTACCGCCGGCATAGCCACCCGGTGATGGGTTGCAAACGTTCGGGTATTTGCCTTCAAGGTCGGGCGCTTCTTCAAATAGACCGGCTTGTTTGGCTCGGCCGTGAAAAACATGGCGTTCGAACAATATAACCGGCTTTCCGGTGGCCTGGAAAAAACCTTCTCCGACTGACTCAACTTCGGCCACTGCCGCCATGACAGCAAGGCTGACGCCGAGCTTGTCAGCGGCTTTTTGCAGATCACTCTGGCTGGCTTGTTTAGGGTCAATTGCGCCCTGAAGGGCGCGCTGGGTTCTGGGTCCAGCAATGCCAATAGGGATAATGCCGGCAGTTTTCTGAAAGGCAATTACGGCTGCCTTGGTCGACTCACCATACCAGCCGTCGACAACAAGCTGTGGCTTTGCGCCGGCTTTGTTCAGGCGCTGCTGCAGTGTTCTTACGTCCAGTCCTTTGCTTCCAACTTTCATGGGCTCACCTCGTGGTGTTTATTGGTTTTTGTTTTGCGCTTCTTTTTTTGGCTGGTCCAGCAAAGAAGCTGGCTTAATTTGGAGCCGTCTTTTGTGGCTTTGAAAAGCTCAGCTACGTTGCCATGATGCGCAATAAGCGCTAGGGCAAGGGCGGCTTCCATCATGATTTGAGCGAGGCTGACCGATGCCGGCATGCTGATGTGCACGATCACTTCGGTAAAGGCCGACACCATGATGATATAGGCCAGCACAGAAATGATGGGCTTGTGTCTTCCGGAGCGGGTAAACAGCATTATCCGGAAAGCAATAACGGTCAGAACAAGAATGTGAACAATACCGAGAATAGTCATTTGGTTTTGCCCTTTAGCAGATTTTGTAGCGCCTGAGTTTCAGTCAGCGCTATAACCTTTTGCACAATGCGGACTGATACGGCGCTTGAGAGTATGGCGCCGACTCCATGGCTTACCTCTATCTTCCCTGGTAACAGGGTGGCAATTAAGTCTGCTGCAATGCTTGCACCAAGGCAGCCGCAAGCCACCGATATAAGGAACAGGAACACGGCTTTTAGTTTGCTGTGTCCTTGCTCGTTCATAATAAAAATACCGGCACCGGTCACTGCGCCAATGGCAATGAGCGGGTCAATGCCTAGCAGTGGGGCGGCCAAGGCGGCGGTCGTTGCTGTTGTTGTCGCTGTGGTTGCGCCTACTGGTTCATTCATCGCTGCCTAGTCCCATAGTTGGATCATTTTTTTACGAGGTGGCGCTGTCACTTCTGGTAGTGTAATTAGCGTCCCTCTCGGAATTACAGGCCCCAACTCTGCAAGGCCCGGATTAAGTTCAAGTGTTTGCTCAGTAACGCCGGCTGTGCGCCGCAAGTGGCGCTGACAAATGGCGTCTACGGTGTCGCCTTGTCTTGCCCGAACCTGCATCAGATAAGCTCCACAGTTGAGTGGTTCTTGCCTAAAATATCCCGGATGGCAAATCGAGCGTCACGGTGAAGGTTGGTAATGGTGTCAGCCAGAGCGTCAACGTCATTGTCGCCGGCGCCGGTGGTGTCGTAGTCGCGCAAACGCTCTATTAGGTTAGCCCTGGTCAATGAGTAAATAGCGCGAGCGTAAAGGTGCACATACACGCTTTCGCTGTTGATTTGCTCTGCTGGTACCGTTTCAAGTGACTCGTAGCCCTCAGTTACTTTTTCCTGCCGCCACTCTTTTAGCTCGCTGTTAACAGACGATACGGCATTGACGGTTGAGTGAATTAAGCGCTCGTCAGTCACGGTGCCATCAAGGCGCATAGTAGCCCTGAGTTTGGCGGTGTCGATGTCAGGCCAAAAGGCAGAGCTTTGAATTATCTGCTGGCTGTCTTGTGTTGGCTCTACTGCAAAGAAACTCACATTTACCTCCGTGGGTGGCCGGTGGTCACTCCCGTCATTCAGCGAGCAGAAATTAGGGAGTGAGCCGGCCTGACGCGCGGGTTACGCTCGGTTAGCGAGTAAAGGCTTAGCCTTTGCTCTCACTGTCTTTTTCAACTTTCTTCTTAAGGGCTGTTAACGCCTGCTTACAGCCAACACGGTCATGCAGTTTTAGCGCCTTCTCGTAATAGGCAATAGCTTCTTCGTCATTGCCTTCACGCTCGTGCGCTTCGGCTAATGCGCGGAAGAACTTGGCGCGCACCTGGTCAAACATATCGAGTTCAGCCGTAAGGTCCTGCACACGGTTGAGTGTTTCCAGGCTAAACGGTGATTCGTCGTTTTCTGATGCCAAAGCTGCCGTTGCAATTTCTTCAACAATTAAGCAGCCAGTGGTGCGCTCGTACTGATCAGGCGTTTGCAGGTCATGAATGATGGCGTACTCAGCAATTTCTAATGCTCGGTCGTAGTTGCCGGCATCAATGTGCCAAATAAGCAGCGTCATCAATACGTCATCCTGCTGGCCTGATTGCGCTTCAAGAACGCCGTCAATGTAGCTGTCATACTCAGCCACAAGTTTTGACTTCATTTCTTTTTTGCGCTCAATGCTCTGCGCTTGTTTAAGGCTGCGCTTGTGGTCAGCCAGCTGCATTAACATCAGCTCGTACTGATTAGCACCTTTGCGTGAAGCATTTTCATCTTCACTGGTGCGCTTGCTTGCCAGTACGCGCTGGCGGTGTTTTTCAGCGGGTGTCATAGCTCGCTCCCTAAGTTAGAAAAGAGGCAGAGCCGGCAATTAAGCCAGCTCGATGTTTTCAGCAACCGCAGCGCAACCGTAGTCTTCAACTACGTAAGCATCGTTGCTTGATTCGTAGTTTTCGATTTGGTCGCGTTTCGGGTTGTCGATGATGTTGCGGCGGCGAGAGCCTTCCTGCCAGTACAGGCTAAGGTTGTCCAGGCGCGTCACCATAATGGTGTTGGCAGGGAAATGCGGTACTCGAACAGCCTGAAGGCCGCCAATACGCTTCTGGCTAATCATCATGTCGGCCGCTGTTTTCTCAGTTGGTACCAGGTCAGAGTTAACTAGCGGGAAGTACTTGTCTGAAAGCAGTTTGCGACCAGTTAATACGACTAACTCGGTATCGTCCTGGTGCCAAGGGTCAATCAGGTTGTTCACCATGTCATAAACTAGGGCGTCCAGGTTCTTGTAGTCACCACTTGTGCCAACAGTAATTTTGCCTGAAGCATCGACCACTTCGGTCATAACGCGCTCTGCTGCGTGGTCACGCATTTTTTGCAGCCAACCAATGTTGACATCCTGCAGCAGTGGGTTCGTTACACGGTCAGACTGAGCGGCCGCAGAGGTACCATTAAAACCGATCATGATGCGGTCTAATGCCTGGCGTTTTAAAATGGCGTCGCGGATGCGTGTCTGGAAGTCCTGGAATTTAGCCCAAGCGTCCAGTTTGCCGTAGCGTAAGGCAGTATCGAAGTTGGTCTGCTTACAGAAGTAAGAGCTGCCTTCCATATCGGTTGGGTCGGTTGGCTGGCGGTCGTTCTGATTCGTGTCAGTACGACCAGCAATGGTACCGCTGATGCCTAAGCCCAGCTTCTCGCCTTGCTGTTCATTCACGCCAATTACGTTAATGCTGTTCAAGAACTCTGAGCTCTCTTGCATGCGTGTTTCTAGCGTTTGCTGAACACTCGGCTCAACAGTGAATTTTGCTCCAACACTTTCTACACCATTCAGGGTAGCGAGCCGGTTTTGGAAGTCGTTAAAAAGCTTTCGTGTCTCGTTGCGCATTTCTGTTTTCCTTAATTAACAGTTGATTGCTTGGCCGCGTTAGCAGTCGGTGGCTACAGTGTCACCGCCACCAGTTGCAGGAGGGCGCTGGGTGCCAGCTGGCTCGCTGTCTAGCTGGCTTTTCAGCTCGGTGAATGCTGATGCTGTATCGTCGTACTCTTTTTTGAGTGCGTTGAAGTCGTTCTGCAGCTTGTCCAGCTTGGCAATTTCGGTCTTGTATTGACCCATTAGTTCGCTGGTCTGCGTGGCAATTTCTTCAACTGCTGAATGCACCTCAGTGAAGTCAGCGGTCGAGGCTTTCTTGTGCTTGCTCAAAAGTGTTTTTACACGGCTTAGCAAAGAAGGTGGTTCTTGTGATTCGTTTTCAGAGCCTTCGTCTTCAAGCTCTAATTCAAACTCAACGGCGGCGCTGAACAATGTGGTCGGGCTCTGTTTTCGGCCAGCCAGGGGGCTGTTATCTGCCTTTGCAGAAAATGACAGCATTTCAGTGCCAAGGCTTGCCGGGCTATCAGTTACCGCTAGGCCCATCAGGTAAGCTTCGCCGGTGTCAGAGAAGTTAGGCTCAACTTCAATGGATGTGTAAATTTTTTGCTTGTCGCGATTAAGCTTAACAAGGCTTTCAGTCGGCTCGATTTGTGCGTAAAGCACTAACTTGCCTTCGCTGTTCTCTTCCGTCTTAACGGCAACAACATCGCCATAAGCTTTAAAATCGCTATCTGGTCTTAGTCCGCGAATGTGCTCAAGCCATACGCGAGCGCCGTATTTGTCCTGGTCGTAGTTGGCAGCTATCTGTTCAAGCCAGCTGCGCTCGATAACTCGGCCATCGGTCGTGCCGCCTTCAGTTGCTACACGAAAGAATTTACTTTTAGCCATGGTCAGGGTCCTGTCGGTTTCGGGTTTTTAATCGGTATGGTCAGTAGCCAGGCGCGTGCGGTCAATTTACTGGGGTTGTAAAAGGCTAATAAACAACTGAAAGTGCATAGGACGTGGCTTTGCGGCTTGTAGACTGACCGCATGAAAATAAGAACTAACCCCGATTTAGACCCGAAGCTGCAGGCCAGAAATTTATATTGGCAGGGCTATCGGCTGCGCCGAATCTCTGAAATGCTTGACATTCCAGAGTCGACCATTAGCACCTGGAAGAAAAGTGAGCAGTGGGACAAGGTTAAGCCCCTGGACAGGGTAGAAGCGAACCTAGAGGCGCGACTGATTACTCTTATCAACAAGGACCAGAAAGAAGGTAAGGACTTTAAAGAAATAGACCTTCTCATGCGTCAGCAAGAGCGCATGGCCAGAGTTCACAAATATAACGGCAGCGGCAATGAAGTGGACCTTAACCCCAATGTTGCTAACCGCAACAAAGGCCCCCGCAAAAAACCTGAACGAAACGCCATTGACGATGACCAGCAAAGCAAGCTGGTTGAGTCGTTCCATGAAACAATGTTTGACTATCAAAAAGGCTGGTACCAGGCAGGCCTGAAACACCGTATTCGGAACATTCTTAAGTCGCGCCAAATCGGGGCGACCTTTTATTTTGCCCATGAAGCATTTATTGATGCCATGGAAACGGGGCGCAATCAAATCTTCCTGTCGGCCAGTAAGGCCCAGGCGCATGTATTCCGTCAATATATCGTTCAGTTCGTAAAAGACACGGTTGGTGTTGAGCTGCGAGGTGACCCAATTGTTTTACCTAATGGCGCTCATCTTTATTTCTTGGGCACCAATGCCAGAACGGCGCAAAGTTATCACGGCAACCTGTACTTAGATGAATACTTTTGGATCCACAAGTTTCAGGAGTTCAGAAAGGTTGCCTCGGGTATGGCGCTGCATAAAAAATGGCGTCAAACCTACTTTTCAACACCTTCAAGCCTTGAGCATGATGCCTACCCGTTCTGGTCGGGTGACCACTTCAACCGTGGGCGCGCAAAAGCGGACAAAATACAGTTGGACCTATCTCACGCTAACCTTGTCGATGGTAAAAAGTGTGATGATGGCCACTGGCGTCAAATTATAACCGTTGAAGATGCGGTTAAGGGCGGCTGTGACCTCTTCGACCTCGACCAGTTAAAGCTTGAGTACAGTCCGGACGAGTACCAAAACCTGTTGATGTGTCAATTCATCGATGACACGTCTTCTGTTTTCTCAATGCCGATGATGCAGCGCTGCATGGTAGACAGCTGGGAAGTTTGGGAAGACTTCAAGCCATTAGCCGGGCGCCCGCTTGCTAATCGCGAAGTTTGGGTTGGGTACGACCCAGCCAAAGGCGGTATTGGTGACAGTGCCGGCTGTGCAGTGATTGCGCCTCCAGTAACCGAGGGCGGAAAATTCAGAGTACTTGAGAAATATCAGTGGCGAGGCAAGGACTTCAAGGCCCAGGCTGATGCCATTAAGGATATTACTAAGCGGTACCGGGTGACTTATATCGGTATTGATATTACTGGTATTGGTGAGGGCGTTTTTCAGCTGGTTAAACAGTTCTTCCCCCAAGCAACGCCTTTCCAATACTCGCCAGTGGTGAAAGGTCGTCTGGTTATGAAGGGCCATGACGTGATCAGCAAAGGCCGGTTGGAATTTGATGCCGGCAGTACTGACATCGCTCAGTCATTCATCAGTATTCGCAAGTCAGTTACAGCGTCAGGCAGGGCGCCAACCTATGAGGCTGGTCGTTCCAAAGAAGCTAGTCATGCAGATTTAGCCTGGGCAATTATGCACGCATTACACAACGAGCCGTTGGAAGGTAGCAGCGGGAGCAAATCCGGATTTATGGAGTTATACGACTAATGAGCAAACAGCAAACAATGGAAGCATTCACGTTTGGCGAGCCTTCGCCAGTTCTGAACAACCGTGACATATTTGACTACCTCGAAGCCATGCACAACGGTAAGTGGTATGAAATGCCGTTATCACCCGATGGGTTATCCCGTATTTACCGGGCGGCAGTTCACCATGCAAGTGCTATCCAGGTGAAACGAAATATCCTGAGAAGCTGCTTTATACCTCACCCTAAGTTGAGCACAGCAGAGTTCACTGGGCTGGCTATCGACTTTCTTATATTTGCTAACGCCTATGTTGAGCGAGTGAAGAGCCGGACAGGCAAGACATTGCAGTACAAGCGCTCGCCGGCTAAATACACGCGCAAAGGCTTCAAGTCGGACAACTACTGGTGGGTGCCTAACTTCCATGAGTCTCGAGAGTTTAATGCAAACTCTGTGTTTCAGCTAACCGAAGCTGACATTAACCAGGAGCTTTATGGCATACCAGACTACACCGCTTCGATGAACTCTTCACTCCTGAACGAATCTGCAACGCTGTTCCGCCGCAAGTACTATGAGAATGGGTCTCACGCTGGCTTTATCCTCTATATGACCGATGCGCTTCAAAAAGAAGATGACATTGACTCACTCCGCAAAGCACTAAAAGACAGCAAAGGGCCTGGCAACTTCCGAAACCTCCTGCTTTACGCCCCTGGTGGCAACAAAGACGGCCTTAAACTGATGCCAGTATCAGAAGTGGCAGCCAAAGACGAGTTCCTGAACGTCAAAAACGTGTCTCGTGATGATCAGCTGGCAGCTCACCGAGTGCCGCCGCAATTGATGGGTATTGTTCCTAATAACACTGGCGGCTTTGGTGACTCAGGCAAGGCCGCTGAAGTGTTCGATGCAAACGAAATGGAGTCTCTGAGAGCTATATTCACCTCAATAAACGACTGGGCAGGTGAAGAAATCGTTCGGTTCAAGCCCTACACGCTCTCCAAAGACAAAGAGTAAAGCGTTCTCCCTGGATGCAGGCTTCTCCAATACCTGCGAGTTGGCCCGGCACCTGCCGGGTCTTTTTTTGTCTGAAAACCACAAAATTGCGCTGAAACTGCGCGGTGCTAACCCCGCCTCGCCTGCGCGCTTTTGCTATTAAATTTTTCGAGCAAACGAAAGGCTGTTAGCACGCCAAGCAAAGAGCCTGAGAGAACCTCTACAGCCCTTTATTTACAACGGGTTTCAACGAATAGCAACGGCTAAATATGGGGTTTCATATCCATTCTGACAATTCTGGTAGACGGGGGGAGCATCGGAAAAAGGTAACATTGGTAACGGGGTTTAAAATAACAGCGTAAGCATATGATTTTAAAGGTTTTTGAATGTTACCTTTTAGGGGTAACAAAGGGTAACGCAAAAGGTAACATAAAATTAAGTATTTGATTTTGTTCATCTTTTCAAAATAATAAAGTTACCATTTTAAAAGGTAACATGTAACTCTTTAGTTACCCTTATGTTACCTTTTGCTAGATTACTAAAAGTCTTGATTTTAAAGGGCTGTAAGCGAGTTCTTAAAAAATGTTACCAATGTTACCTTTTTCCGATGCCCCCCCTGACTTTATTTTCCCCTTTTTTATACGCGGTAAAATATACTTAATTCAGTGCTTAAATTACTCATCAATCTGCTTTGAATAAATCTCTCATCTTGCCTGGATAAAGTTCTGTATAAACCTGCCAGAGCATATTGATGTTTCTGTGCCCAGTGACTCTTGCTACTTCATCAATAGAGTAGCCTCGCTCGAAGAGTCTGCTGGCCCCCTCTCTGCGAAGGTCGTGGTAACGAAGGTCCTCGATGCCGAGCTTCTTCCGGACACGCTGAAACGCTGCAGTAACTGATCGTGATTGGTACGGGAATATCAGCTCACCATTCCTTGGTTGTCTGGCAACGATTTCAAATGCTCCGCCGAGCAACGGGCACCACATGTGGTTGCCTTCTTTTTTGCGTGGGTCTTTTCGGTCGCGCACCAGGACAGCTTTGTTGCTTTCGTCCAGGTCATCCCATCGAAGCTTGCAGACTTCACCAATGCGCATGCAGGACAATATAGAAAACTCGAATATGTCAGTGAGTGGAATTTTTGCCTGGCGTTTACTTTGCCGCTTTGCCAGCTCTTTTCTTATCTGTTCAACCTCTCTCTCTGTCGGCCGACGGCTGCGCCGCTGAGACTTGGACACAAGGCCCAACTCAAAAAGTATGGGCGTAGCGTTCTCGAAAACACCGAGGTCGACGGCCACCGAATGTGCTGAAGACATGATCCGCATTGTTGAGCGAAGAACACTTATATCGATGCGAACAGTAGTAGGTGATGCGCCGGCTCCGTTTCTGAGCCTGCAGTAGTCAATCAGGTTTTGAGTGCTGAGCTCGTCAGTCTGAATTTTTGCCAGCATAGAGTCACGCAAAAGGTTGACCACGTAGCGCCTGGAGCGTTTAACTTTATCCCACAACCGGTCATCAGAAATGTAGCGGTCGAGCATTTCACCAATAGAGCATGCTCGCCTGGATGGTTGGCCAGAAGCAAACTCAGCCTCAATGAGACTTTGTCGACGCTTACCCCATGCCCTGGCGAGTTTATCTTCTCTGAAGGTTTTGCTTTCCTGATGTATAATCTTCTTGTTTTTTTTGACTCGAACAATTGCGCGATAGGTGGGTTCACCTGTTTTTCGTTTTCGTTTTTCGATGCTTAAGCTTGCCATTGTCCAACCTTTTTGGGTGACTATTGGGTGACCGGGAACAGAAACATACGGCAATTTACAGCAATTCGCGGCAATTTGGAAACTGTGCAAGATAATGCAAGAGGTATGTATGACGCGCTACGCAGGAAAAAATAAAGGCCACCGAATTTCAGTGGCCCCGATGCTGGACTGGACCGATCGTCACTGTCGGTACTTCCATCGTTTACTAACATCAACCACCCTTCTTTATACTGAAATGGTGACGACTGGCGCTATTATTCATGGCCAACAGGATTTTTTAGCATTCAACTCAGAGGAACANCCCGTTGCGCTTCAATTGGGAGGCTCTGAGCCTGACGCAATGGCTCACTGTGCCGCTTTAGCCCAAGAGCGGGGCTATGATGAAGTTAACATTAATGTTGGTTGTCCTTCTGACCGGGTTCAGAATGGAAGTTTTGGCGCATGTTTAATGGCGGAACCTAAAAAAGTAGCTGATTGTGTGAGCGCGATGAAAGCGGTTACCGATATTCCCATAACGGTAAAGACCCGACTCGGAATAGACCATCAGGACTCCGATGACTTCCTTTATCAGCTAACTGATGCCGTAGTCGCAGCAGGTGCCGACCAATTGACTTTGCATGCGCGCAAAGCTTGGTTACAAGGCCTGAGTCCTAAAGAAAACAGAGATATTCCCGAATTGCAATATGAGCGTGTTTACCGGGCACAGCAACGGTATCCCGGTATTCCTGTTTCGATTAATGGCGGAGTTGCAACTATTGAGGACGTTAAAGAGCATTTAGCTCAAGTTCAAGGTGTGATGATAGGGCGCGCGGCTTATCAGAACCCCTGGTTGTTGACTGAGTTGGATTCGTTGACGGGTGTTGAGCGGTCAGAGTTGTCCCGGGAAGCGATTGTTACCGCAATGATACCTTATATCGATAACCATATCCGTCAGGGTGGCCGAGCATGGCACGTGGCCAGACATATGCTGGGACTCTTTCAGGGAATGGCCGGGGGGAAGCGTTGGCGACAGTATCTTAGCGTGAAAGGTCCGAGGGCGACTTGTGCAGAGCAATTGCTTTACGGTGCCTTGGCGTTTCGGGATGACCACAGTCAACATGTTTCGTCACTAACCTCATAAATACACTAAAAATTAGTGAAAAACACTAACCTGCTGAAGGT